TCCGGGGCGTCTGCTTCTTGTACGCCTTCGCCAGATCGAAACGGCTACGCTGATCCTGCCGACGCACCCCCTTCTCCTGCATCGACAGCCCCGTCAGGGCTGTCGACAGCCTCTGAGACGGCGACGTACCATACGGGTCCGCCACATTGAACTTAGCGAAGGGGTTGAATGCCATCTAGTTGTAGACTTGTCCCGAAATAACCATGTCGTCGTCGGCCACAGTAACATTTATCACAACCGCGCCCGAGGTCCCGCCACCGTTGATGGCAACGCCAGCAGTGACAGCCGTTATGTCTCCCGTGGGAACCTGATCTATGCGTTGAGTAATCCTTGAAGGCATAACCGCCCCTAACCGAAGTAGGTAACATCAATAGTGCTACTTGACGACACCCGAATAAACTTCACATCCGTCAAGTCGTCCTCATACAAGTCCAGAACGCTGTACGGGTTGATGTAGTGACCGACGCTGGCCGTCGGCGTCCCCCAGCGAACCCTGATCGGTTCCGCCCCGTTGGTCACCATCGCCGCGATAGCCGTTGCGGGCACCGAAGCCAGCGCCACGGCCGTACCGGCCACAGCCAACTGCTCGTCACCCACGCTAGACCCGTACTCTGCTGCTGATCTGCTAATGCCCATGTTTGCTCCTAACCGCCAAGGGCGGCAACCCTCGTCTCCAAATCGTCCAGTTTTTCCTGTATCTTCCGCAACTCGTACTCAATAGGACGTGCATTCTGTCCCTGCATCCGACGAGTAGGCTTGTACACGACGGCCATCAGTTCTCCACCGACCAGTCATCATCAATCATGTCGCCCAAATCATCCACAGCAACCCCCAACGCATGAACAGTGATCTGCAAATCCTCCAAATCGACAGAACGCGCATAAGCGTTCATGTCCATCGTCTGCTCAATGGACGACACTGTTGCCTCCAAATGGTCGATGCGCGCCACCAGACGTGCCGACGACCATGTGACCGTGCCGACAATCGCTGCTACAGATAGAATCAAACCCAATGCGACGGTTGGGATTCTGACTTGGCGGATGTCGGTCGGGTCGCTCACGAGACAGGCGGCGGCGGGGAAGACATAGACCCGTTGGCCGTAACCTCAACGTCAGCGTAGAACTGCTGACAGAAAGCAAGCGCCTCCGCCTCAGTTACTTCCGTGACATCCCACGCCGAGTCCAACAGCGTAATGTCAACGTCGTCCCACAGGTAGGCGATCCTGTAACCGTCCCCATTGACGTATTCGGAAGTGTTGGCTTTGCCACCCATCGCCGCAATCGTTTCAACAGGGTGGGTGCCCGACACTCCGCCAGCGTCATGGAGTTGCCATTTCAGGTATTTCATAATGTGGCCGATCCGTTCGCAGATACCAGTTCGGGCTGATGCTCAGCCACCAGATCGTCCAGCAAACCGACCTGTCGCATGGCATCCAACTGGGACCACTGAACACCGCCCGCCATTATCTGCATCTGCGTCTGACGGGTCATGCGGGCCTCCCAGTATTCCTGCTGGTTGGCGTCGATCTGCTCACGGGTGAAATGGGGTATCTCTGCGTAGATGGCGAGCAGGTCGTCCAGTTCCCGTTTCCCGCCTGCCATGACGCTCATAAAGAAGTTGTATTCGGTACGCTTCTCCCACAGGTCCAGATCGGCGTCCTGCTCGTCGGACTTCTCCAGACGGTCCATCTCCCGTTCCAACCGTTCTTTGCTGACTTCTGCGAGCCTGTATTTGTAGAGTTTGTCGTTCAGTTCGATGACGCAGTAGTAGAACCGCATCTCAGGCGTATCATGTGCGCCGAGAATCATGTGTTCCAACATGTAACGTGAACGTGGCTGCGAGATTTCTGCTAGGGCTGTTGAGATTTCCATTACAGTTCCCCCGAGTTTGCTAAACCCGCAGGTCCAGAGTTGATCTGCGACAGAGTTGCGGTGATTGCCGCTGTCGCGTCGTTGGAGAACGCTGTCTTGTCAATCACGTTGAGACGACTGCCGCCTGCCAGTCCCCCGCCTGTGTAGGCAGCCGTGCCCGATAGGGCACATGCACCTACATACCGCTTCGCCGCTGACAAGGTTGGGGTTATCGCCGCTGTCGCGTCGTTGGAGAACGCTGTCTTGTCAATCACATCGGACGCTGCGTAGGAACCTGTCCAACCACCTAGTGAGTAGCCTGCTGTCCCAGAGTTGGCGGCACCGGTAACGGTCGCCACCGATGTTGACAAAGTGGGGGTGATCGCCGCTGTGGCGTCATCAGAAAACGCCGTCTTGTTGATTACATTTGTCGGATTGGTGGTGTCACCCAACTCACCGCCGAAGGCGTAACCGGCCGTTCCCGAGTTGGCAAACGCTCCCCGCACACGCGGAGAGTTCGACATGGTGGGTGTGATAGTCGCCGTGGCATCATCGGAGAACGCTGTCTTATCTATCACGTTGCTGAACGCTCCGACGCTCCAATAGCCTGCCGTGCCCGAGTTGGCAAACGCTACGCCCGCCCACGCACCGTTGGAAACGGTCGGAACGATTGTCGCTATCGAATCGTCGTCAAAGTCAAGTTTGTCGATTGCGGTTCCTATCCCAGAACCGCTCCAGTATCCAGCGGTGCCCGAGTTCGCCATACCCATCGCCACACCTGTCGCTCCCGAAAGGGTTGCGGATATGGCCGCACACGCTTCGGTGCTGAACAGGATCTTGTCGATCACGTTGCTGGAGGAGTCGCCACCACCACCCCAGTACCCAGCACCAGTAACGCCAGCGGCAAACAGGCCACCGTTCAACCAAGAAGACACGCGCGAACCCGGCCAGCCCTTGGCCGTATCGTGGCGTCCCTTCCATTGGGATACCCGTGTACCCGGATTAGCCCGGTCCTGACGGAACATCTGTTAGGCGGTAATACGATTGACGTAACCGTTGATGTTGATTACGTTGGCACTAGCAGCCCACGCCTTGATGGTTAGACCACCATTCAACAGTAAACCCGGTACCACCAGTGTCATGCCACCATCGGCAGTCAGGGTCGTTTCAATGTAGTCGTCCTGATCGGTGGTGCCACCGTACTCTACGGTGAGTACCACGTCAGCAGCAGACGTGTTGCAGGCGTACAGCCATACTTCGTCTATGTCGGAAGCACCGGCCACAGCGTCGTGAATGTCCACCGCTGCACCTGTGTTGGCGCCGGTTACGGAGATGTTCTTTCCGCTTGTGCTGTCTGACAGCAGGACTTTTGAGTATGTTGCCATGTTCTACTTTCCTTAGTTGAAGACTGTGTTGGAAATAATACTACTAGCGTTATCTATCAGCGACACGGTTCCGGCAGCGTCCGGTAACGTGATAATCCGATCTGCCGTCGCCGGGGTTGCGCGAAGAAACGTCTCGTACGCATTGCCCAGAGTGCCCTCATAGCAGATTTCCTGCGTGCTACCACCCAGATATATCTGATCGAAAAAGGATGCAATCTCTGTTACCGACAGCGTGCCACTGACCGTGGTAGCCGAGCCGGATGTAGACAGCGTAGGGGTTCCTGTGGCCCAGTCGACCACATCGTCAAAGTTGTCGTTGACCTGCGCCGCGACGATTGCTGTCCCCGCTGTGAACGAGTACGTCTTCGCTAAAGCCGCCATCTACCGCAACCTCCGAGTTCTATACATGCCGATGATCGAAGTTACCCCCCACTTACCCCGCTTGGACACGGAGGGAAGAACCTGAAACCTCAAACTAATAGCCTGCGCTGTCCCAACCGTGGGCCATCTGGCGAACAAATACCGGTCCTGAGTGCCTTGCGCCTGCCATTCCGACGTATCCCACACCCCGTCACCAGACCCGGTAGGGTCGGTATCCCACGTTGCTGGTGACCCGATCCCGACAATATCCTTGTAATACGAGTCCCAGTAGCCGCTCAGGTCGTAGTCTTTGTAAATGTAGGTGGAAATGCGGGTGTCGTTGTCGGCCAACAGGACCGTCCGGGTTTTCCCCCATCGCTTCGGGAATGTCGGCCGGTTGCCGATGAACCACCCCGTCTGATAGTAAGAGTTGATCTCATTGTACGAGGCGTCATAGGTGTCCACATCCACCGTCTGATCGTCCACCTTGGAAATCCGGGTAAACGCAGCGGTACCGGTAATGGCCGATGTGGCAGCAATCCCCGAATGGGCGGCACCCGAAGGTCGGTACGCCAACAGCGACCGCGCGTTGATGTCATGCCGAGTCCACGACCCCGTGGGTCCCAGCGAGGGGTCCCATACAAACACGTTGCGGCGGTTGTTCTGATTCGACTCTGACAGGCCGTCGTCCGACTGGTAGTCGGCCGACACCCACAGGCGCTCACCGGACCACATCAGTGACGGTGGCGTGTCCAGCGTCATCGCTGGTTGACCTACGTCGTAGGTCATTGCCGGTTTGATCCGCTCAAACACCCATGCCACATCATCGTATGTTACGATGTAAACACCCTCCTCGGCATACCAGAAGAACACGCCAGCGGTTGCTGCTACAGGCTGCGTTCCTTCCCGGCATCCGGCGGTGCGGGTGATGTTGCGCACCTCAAACGAGTCTCGGCTGAACCCGTAGATGGCGTAGATGCTGTTCTGCTTGAAAACCAGTAGCCGGTCGGCGTCGGGGATGATGGCCGTTATGTGGTCACCATCCTCGCCGATGTCGATGTCGATGTAGTCGGTGGCGGTCCAGTTCTCGGCGTCGTTTACCGCTGAGAACCTGACACGATTCTTATATGTGGTCCCGGATTCCAACGTGTAGGCGACCCACACGAACTCCGCCCATGTTGTCGTGTAGCGGGCACACGGAAAGTGTCCAGCCGAACCGTCAATGTCTGGAACGGGCGCTGTTGCCGTTGCCCCGTCCCATTTCAGGGCGGAACTGGCTGATACCCCCGAATCGGTGTGAATCAGTACACCGTTGACGATGTATGTGTTGTCGTTGAAGGTGACATGCCGTGGTGGTTGTGCCGTATCGAAGTAGAGGTTGACGCCCGACACTTGGATGGGGCCGGTAAAGTTCCCCGTGGCGTCAGCATTGTAGAAAATCTGCGACTGGGTTGTAGCCGGATCCAACGCTGCGGCCAGAACCTGATTCGTACCCGCCTCATAGTGGGACATCAGACTGATAATCTCGTTGTCCAATGCCGTGCTGTTGACCTTTGTCACACCGTCACGTCGCCGCACACCCCCACGCGGATCCACCTCCACGTTCAACGAGGCCGGAGACTCGTTGTGTGCTATGTTGAACTGGTCGGCACGCAGGTTTAGACCACCCTTGAAGTCGGCCTTCTCCTCATACCGATACGCATCCCCAGCCTGCGCCGTTCTCGTATCCGCCTGTAAAGGCATTTACAGTTCCCAAGAGTAACGCAGCCTACCCGGCAGGTACGACTGCGACAGCCAGCGTGACGCCCTGATGCTGTTCAACAACAGCGGCTGTGGGGCCGGAGAATCCTCAAACCGTGCCCGCAAGTTGTCCAACTCCTGAATGAACTGCGAATAATACTGCTGCCCCATCGCAGCGTCCTCCTGCTGCTGGTACGACCGGTACAGGACGTACAGTGACAGCACGTTGTCGAACGGCACCGGCAGATCCGGCGTGTCCGCATCCGCAATGGCGGCGCGGTACACGGCGGTGATTCCGCCGAACTCCACCGGGTTGCGGTAACCGCGAATAGAGATCGTCTGAACCTCCGAGGGGGTCGGGTACAGGCGAATCGTCTGGTTGGTCACAGCGGACGCGGCGGATACGCCAGCGTTCCACGACGACCAGTACCACGGCCTGCCCGTAGAGTTGGAATCCACCGGATAGATAATGTCACCCACGTCGTAGCCAATGTATTCCAACACATGGTTGCCGGTTTTCATCGCCGCCACCTCACGCAAACCGACATTCGTCGGAGCGACAGCACCCTCAAAGGTCACACCGTCATGGACGAAACTGAGGTTTGTTCCCGCCTCAGCCAGCGTGTAGTCCTTCTGTGACGCAACTGTGTCAAACGTCGCCGCGACCTCGTAGAACGGCCACCGCTTCTCCGAATACACGATGATGTCGTAACCCTCGCGGATGAACGTATTCATCGTCGCGTCCGAGATGTCGTTCGACGTAATATCGACTACGGCCCGAACGTAGTCTCGCGTTGCGCTGAGTTGCACGGGCTACTCTCCCGCCGAATGGAACCCGCAGCGATCTGTTCCCCCTGCGGGGGAACCCTTGCACGGGTTTCCAGCCTTCGTAGTGGCAACACACGCAGATGGTGCCGCCACGGGAGGTTCATGGGTGGGGGTGGGGTTTACGCGGTGGATACGTCGATCACGCCCAACGGCGTGACTCTCAGGGTTGAGCGTCTTATAGTTTCCCGCAGGTTCATCTGCGGGGCGCTGACCCTTTTTGTATGCGTATGCGAAACCCCGTGCCATGATGCCTCCCGTGGCGACGAACCGTCTATCAGGTAGCCGAGTGCATGAAACCCTGACGTGCACGGTTACTACACGTCAACTGTCCATAGCACAGCAACTGTGAGTACACAGCGTCCTGATTGGTTGGGCGCACGAACGGTGTCGGCTTGAACCAGACATCGCTATGAGCAACCAACTGTAGGTATTTGGTGTTCAGGAACAGGAACTGACCAGAGGCGCATGCGTCATCGAAGGTCACGGGACATCCCTTGAACAGCAGGTTCTGGAACCCGCCGTCAGCCATATCGGTATCCGTGTACCGAATCTGACTCTCCAAGAGCGCCTCGTACTTCTCGTACAAAGCCTGCGTGGTGATGCCAATCGTCGGCTGGTCGTTACCAACCGAAACGGTGTTATATATGTTAGCCATGCTGGCTACAGTGATTGCACCACTCTGATCGACTTCGGTGGACTTCCAGAACGAGTTGCCGGAGCCAGTCGGGTCGATTCCCCCAAGGGTCACGCCCGTCCCGCCGACAATGTTGCCTAGACCGTTCCAGTCCTTACTGCTGTTGCCTGACCCGTCAGCCCAGAACATGGTGTTCATGTTCTCAATAACGGTTTCCTGCGTCTGGAAAATCTTGCCTTCCAGCAGATCAATGATCTCCGCCTCACCGTTATTCTTGGCTTCCTCAATACCGCTAATCGTCACAGTGGCGGCATACTGTCCCCACGAATACTCAGCAGCCGAAATGCCTGTCTGAGCCGTGATGTCGATAGTATCCGTGCCACTGTACGAACCAGCCGTACTGTTTGTCCCGTAAATAATCGGGACGACGATCTTCGCACCACCCGAAATACGCCGAATCGTCTGACCATTCGTCAAGGCATAGAACAATGGCCTAGCCGAGAAAATGTTGTCAGTGAGTTTCGGGACGTAGTTCTTGAGGGTGGTAGACAGAATCTCGTCAAAGTTGCTGTTTCCAGCCATAATCTGTCACCTCTCTCTGTTTGTTATGAGGCAAGTTCCCGCTTGGCGTTCTCAAACGCCTCACGGATGGAGGACACCTTTGCCGGTGCGGCATTCCGCGTAGACCCCGCCTGCTTGGAACCCGAAGGATCCACCACGCTAGCGCCACGCTTCGCTTCGGTTCGCTCCTGCTCCTTCTCCAACTTCGCCGCACGATCAACAACAGCGCCGTAACGCATATGCGTCAACGCCGCTTCTAAGTTGCCGATCTTGTGTCGCAACGCATGCTGAAACAGGTCGGAGGGATCGAAGTCGCCATACTCCGTCTGTAGGTCCCCTACTTGCCTCTCTACTTCTTGCCGTCTATGTAAACGATCCTGAGCAGCCAGCCGGGCCTCTAGGTGTGTGATCCGTTCTGATGTGACATCCGGCTGCTCTTCCCCCACCTGCTCCCAAGCGTCATCGAAAGACTCCGCTCGTTGAACTGGTGCTGGAATGTGGGCTGCCTGATTCACGCCGAAAGCATCTCCTAAAGCCGTTAGCGTCCCCGCTGGATCTGACTCCAGAGAAGACACGATGGCTTCCGCTTGCTCTAACCGTCTACGTTCGGATGCCAACTCCTGCGTCTTACGGGTGTAATCCGACTGTCGCTGGTATCCGTCCCGAAGTTCGTCCAGACTGACCTGCTCCTCGGAGCCGTCCACCTTTACGGTGTACGACTCCCCGACAGGTTCCTGTTGAACCTCCACCGAAGAATCCGGAGTGTCCACCGTAGTGGATTCCACAACATCCTCGTCCATTTACTTTCCTCTCCCGGAGTCCGTTAGGTTGCTCCTATCTACACGGGACCGCTGTCCCGCTACAGCGACGGTAACTCCAAACCCATCTGGCCTTGGAGTTGCGCCACCAACTCTGGAGGCACCCCACCCGTGGGCGCAAACGCCCCCATGCCGGGGGGGCCACCCGGTGCAGGAACACCAGCACCACCCTGAGGTTCGCCCGGAGACTCCCCTCCCGGTGCAGGCGCCTGCTGCGGTTGCTCCATGATAAACTTGTCCGGATCTTTCACGTCGAAACCCTGTTGCAGCACATAGCGCGCCAACACGGCGGGGTCGATGACCACACCGATCAGGGGCGCAATGGCGTTCATCAACGACACGGCCTGCTGTTTGCGGATCGTATCGTTGATCGGCTGCGTGGATCCACCCTCCACGCTGAAATCGTACTCACCCGTGATGTCATCACGGGTGTAGCGAACGAACAGATCCTCGCCAGACCGGGCCGACACCCTAGCCATGTCCTCGCCGGTCATAAACTGCTGAATCAACTGGAGAACCCTGCGTGCAATGTGGGAGATGGCAATCTCAATAATCGCCAACTTGTCCGCAGCACGCGCATTACCAGCATCGGCGATGATACTCGCCTCTGTGGCCGTGCGACGAATCTCCGGCATCTGACCCCGGGCATACTCCGACACGCCGGACACCGTGTTGATGTCCTGCTCCACGATCTCCGACATGTTGTAAATCTCGGGCGACAGCGGAGTCTGCGGCATCGGAACCACAACCTCACTCAACGGCTTGTTCTCATCCACCACCGGAACCAACCGGCCGTCCTGATCGGACTCCAACGCTTCGCGGCCCTCCGGCCCAAACGACCGCTCGTGATACAAGTATTTGCGGGCGTAACGCTTCCGAGCGTTCATCATCTGCGAACGGGTCTTATCCAACTCCAACTGCAACGACTCGATGGACTCCAAATCGCCCATCGGATAGAAATAGTCCGGTACGTCATAGTTGCGCAGCATCACGAACGGCTGCCCGTAAGCGTACGGCATCGGGAACGGATCAACCAAATAGTCGTCCCCCGTCATGGAAAACACGCTCATGCTGTTCTCCGCCACGTCATAGAACTCAAAGATGACCACCCGGTCCTCTTCGCGGAGATACTCTTCCCGCTCCTGCCGCTCCGTGCTGTCATACATCGGGAACAGCGTCGAATCCGCCGTCAACCGCTTCCTAGACGAAGGCTTGTACCGCCTATCAGACTTGGCATCCTCCAACCGGCGTGTGATCCTCTGGGCGATCCACTTCGCATCCTCAATGCAGGTCGCCTCAGGATCCACATACATGTCGAACGGGCTGATCCGCTCCACAAACGGCTGATCCTCCACCACCGTCATCGCAGTCTCCGGAATACTGGCCTCAATCTCCGAATCCGTCGGCAGAGCCGACGCCAGATCGGGGCGTTCCGCAGCAAACATGTCAGTTTCAACAACCGCTTCCCCGAACAGGTCATCCCGCTCCGCGTCGGCAAGCATCCGTTCCTGCTCCAAGAACTTCCACCCGACCTTCACCCAGCCGTGGCCGAAGATCAGGAAATCCTTCACCGCCCGGCGGAACGGCTTCTTGAAATCGTGATGCCGCCACAGGAAGTTGACCACAGCCTCAACAAACGCTGCACGGTCCTGATCTTCCGGTTTCGTCGGTGACACCACCACCTTGGGGTGGTTCACCGACACCGACGGTGCGATGACGTTCACCGTGCTGAACGCCAGATTCACCGCAATCATGTCTTCCGTGGACGCCGTAGTCCTCGGCCAATGCTTGCCACGGTACAGGTCGTTCATGCGACGCCACAGGCGGTCATAGCCCATCTCGTCACGCCAACGGGCAGACGCGCGCAGTCTGCGCCGCGCTACCTCAAACCGTTCAGCCTTGGTCTTTCGCGCCATCAGAACGTCGCCTTGTCCGGTAGGCGCTCAATGTTACGCCCCTGAGCGCGTGCTTCCATCGCGGTCTTCCGACCGCGTTCTTCCCGACTGAGGTGCTGTTCTTCGGGTGGCAACATGGACCGGTAACCCCGACCAGTTACGAACCCGATCCCATGCAGCCTTAGACGGCGTTCCCACAGTTCATCCAGTTCGACATCGGCCAGCGACCCACGCAGCCCCACCACATACTCGCAGAACTCGCCGTAGGTCGCCCCCGAGGGGAGGACCGCCACGGTTACGGACGCTTAGTATGTGGTGCAGCGTTGTGACCCTTCAAGTCCGGCTGTGGCTTACCCGGCTCAACCTTGCCGGTCGTACCATGCTGGTTGAATGGAGTCTCCCGCACGGAAACCTCACCGTAGCCGCCCGTGAACTGGGCATACTTCGGGTCGCCGAATCGCTGCTTGGGCGAGTTCGGTGCAG